TGCCTCTGCTACATCGTCACTTGCCTCTCCTACCTCTGCCATAATATCTGCTAGAAACTCTTCTTTGTTCATTATGTTTTGATTATCTATGTAAGCACCAATCATGTCGTCATCATCAATCATTGTACGTTTTGGATCACCAGACGGATACGCCTCGTTCATTCTATCGACTATGGATTGTTTTACGTCTTCCATTCCTTTACCTGTTGATCGAGCAAGCGCTCCAATGAAAGGATGTTCTTTGCCTGTTAGTTTTAAAGACAACATAGGATCAGCGTCTTCAAATGTTGCCCCTGTTTGTTTAGGCTCTAAGGATTTTATTTTACCTTTGTCTCGTAACTCTGCCGTTCTTATTTCTGGTGTAATTTTTCTTTCTTGAATAATAAATTCTTCAAGAGACATTGTGTTATCAAAGCCCTCGTCAACATATCTTGCACTTAATGCTTCATCAGAAAAAGCACCCACACCTGAGCGCATTTGTGTTTCTGTAAATGACTCCGGTCTGTAGCTACCAACAATAGCTTTTGTCTGACCTTCTTCGTCTATAATCTCGCTTTGTTTTTTAAACTGACCGGGTTGTGTTGTTTCATCAAACTTACCAGCGACTTGACCTACGTCTGTCTTTGTTACATCTGCTACGTCTGTTTTAAGTAAATTTTTACCTGTACCAAACAATCTTCTGAATAAGTTTAGTATGCCCATTAATAATACGTCCTTTGCTGGTGGGATACAGGTTCATCATCGTAGTCTTCTGGATGTTCCACAAAGCCACCTTGTCTAAATCTCATTACGGCTTGAGTCATGCTATCCACTAAGTCGTCGTGTTCACCAAGTGGGAATGCAGCGCACTCCTCTATAACCTCTTCAGTAAACTTACGATCTGGATACCAAACCATGCCCGCCTCGAATAATGGCGCAACAGCGTTTACTCTAGTATGTTTATCATTTCCACGACTAGGTGTAAAGTTAATAACCGGTATGCCCATCTGCCTAAGTTCGTATGTAAGCGGGAGCCCCGATGCTTTAGCCTCGATTATAACGGTTTCTGGCTGCCAGTAGTCGTATTGTTCTTTAGCAACTCTGCGTAGTTCGGGGAACTCGTACCGGTCTTTTACGACATCCAATAGTATGATGTTTGCCTCGCCTTCTTCGTTTGGGTAGAATACACCCCAGGTTGTAATTGCAGAAAAGTCTGATGTTTCTTTTTTCATAAAGGCTGTGTCGTAACTTTGTATGACATGTGCAAGAGGTGGTAGATCTTCTTTTGGCCACTGCTTCCACCACTCACGTTTTATAATACTGCCCTCTTCTGCTGTGGGATTTTGTTGATATTGTGCATTCCATTTGGTAATAGCTACAGATGCTTTCACCGATTCTAACTCATCTAATTTCCAATACTCAGGCCAAACTGGTTTCCCTGAAGGTAGTATGGCAGGAAACTCTATCACTTCCCACTGGTCTGCCTTTGGTTCTTTTTGTGCTCTTTGTAGTTTACCTGTTAAGTCTGCTACATTCCATCTTGTCATAACCAAAATAATTCTACCGCCAGGCTGAAGCCTTTGCCGCGGTCCTGATGTATACCATTCGTAAACCCTGTCAAACGATTGCATGTTCATCGCATCTTGTTCAGAATGTGGATCGTCAATGATAAGTAGATCCGCACCACGACCTGTAATTGATCCGCCAACACCAGCAGCATAGTATTCGCCGCCTTGATCAGTTTCCCATTTACCTGCTGCTTTAGAATCTTCTCTAAGTCTTGTATGAAATATTTCTTTGTATTCTTCTGAGTCCATTAATGTTTTTGCTTTACGACCAAAACGTACAGCAAGTTCTGCGTTGTGCGTTGCTTGAATAATTTTTAAGTCGGGTTGTTTACCAATCATCCATGCAGGTAGGAAGTTGGATGCAAACTCAGACTTCGTGTGTCGTGGAGCCATGTTTATAATTAATCTTTTTATTTCACCTGATTGCACTTTGTTAAATTTATCTGCCATGATTTTATGGT